AAAAATTAATCCATAGGAAAAAAGAGTATTATTAATTATGGGAAAATTTAAAAGATTATTTGAAGCATTAGAACGAATCTACGGAAAAGGATTTATATCTAAGTTGTTTGGCAAACAATCTAATGTGATTACCCTTCCCAGCAAAGACGCAAAAAGATTTTTAACTAAAGAGCTAAATATGGCAGAGGCATCGGAAGGCGCTATCAACTTTGGCAAACAAGATTTAGAAAAAATAGTTTCTGATACAAAAAGATTGAGCCAGTTAAATGACCAAGAACTTTTAATCATTACCAATAACGCGGAACGACTAGCTCAAAGAGTTAGTCCTAAAGCAGCACCTACTGCAGAAGTTATTGATTTAGGAACTAGAGAAAAAGTTTCTCCAGAAGGAGTTATGTCTCTCACAGAAAAAATTGGACAAAAGAATGCACCAGGTACTTTAATGGGTAACATTGAATCTCGCATCAAGAAGCTCGAAACGAGCGGCCAGGATCTATCTAAGATGAAAGGACAATCTTTAGATGAAGTAGTAGGAGATTTTGCAGATGGTCAACAAGGAATGGCACAAGCTCAAAAAGAAGGTTTAGTTAAAGCAACCGCTAGCGACATTATGATTGCAGATATGAAATCGGGTAAGTTCCCAGCAACCAAAGAAATGCAACAAGAAATTTTAGAAGGAAGCCCAAAAACTTTAGACTACTTTAGACAATTTTATGGAGAAGATGCATTAGAAGTATTAGATAGTTTAAAACCAGATTTTTCAAAAATAAAATCTTCTAGAGAAGCAGCAGACTTTGCTAAAAAACAGTTTAACTTTGATCCTAAGATGGATAGACCCCCAGGATCCACGAATGTAGACGATGCTATTAAAGTAGAAAAAGAATTTGGAATTGGAACCCTTAAAGATGACATAGAAGATCCAGAAGGATTTGCGGGGGGTGGAAGAGTAGGAATGGCATCAGGTGGTGTTACTGCATTGAAATCTTTAATTAGGTTTTTAGGAAAAGATAGCGGTAAAAAAGGTTCTCAGATGTTGAAAGAAATTAATCCCAAACAATTTGGATATAGATTTGATATGTTAGATCCAGAAATAAAAAAAGAAATAAATAAAAATAGATTAGAATACCTAGAAAACTTATCTAATGTAGTTAAAGCCGATAAAAGATTATTAAAAGGAATTGAAGACTTACCTGAAAAATGGAAAGACCTTACGTACAAACAATTTAATGAAGGTGGTAACAAAGGCAGATTAGATGTTTATAATAAAATAGACATAGATGATGCTATTGGGGACATTGAACAAATGAAAAAAAACTTAGAATTTAAAGATATTCCTGGAAAAGAAATTCAAAGAAAAATGAACGCTGATGGTGGATCCCAAGGACTGGACTATTTAATGGGAATCGAGCGACGAGGGTATGCTGAAGGCTCTATGGACATTCTTCCTGACTCTGCCAACAATCCTTTTTATTCTGGATGGGAACCTTCTAATACTTCAACAACTTCGACACCTAATACAGTTGATCAATTAAACAACGCTATTCTATATTCCAATTTTGTAAATCAAATAGACGCTAGATCTAATGACACTAATGCTACTACTAATTCTACATCGAACACTATGAATGCTCCTTTTACTAGTTCCTATTCTATGACTCCGATGGATGCCCTGTTAGGAATGATAAGTCCTGTTACTGGAATTGCAACAATGGCAGCAAAAAATTACGGCTATCCAAGTCTTGGCTATGCACTTGGAGCTATGACTGGGTTGGGACCCGGTGGAGCAGGGGGTGGTTATGGAGCATCTAATACTTCAGGTGCAGTAGATACCGGAGATTTAGGATCAGAAGCAGCTAATGATGCAGCAACTGCAGCGGCGGCGGCATCTGTAGGAGCAGCTTCTTCTGGAAGCGAGGGTTCTGAAGGAGGCACTGATAGCGCAGGAGATGGTGGAGATGGTTATGCAATGGGTGGAAGAGTTAACTATGCGTATGGTTCAGGAAAACTTTTAAAACTATTAAAAAAAGGAAAAAAAACTTTACAAAAAAAATCGACAGACAACATGACGATAGACCTATCCGATGCTATGGATGATAGTCGAATCATGAAAGAAATGGGATTACAAGGCGGCAAATCTGGAGACTATGATAAGTTTTTAGAAATGAAACTGTCCGGAGAACTAGGGCCACAAAAACAAATGAAAACCATTAAAATGGAACTGTTTAATAAATACTCTAATTTTTTAGATGAAGCTACTATGGATCTTGTTCAATCCAGTGATGATCCACAAAAAGTAGCGGAGGTATATGCAAACGTTAGAGAAGCATCTATTTTGAAAGATCGAGGACTTGGCACGGAAGAAATTGTAAACACTATTGTAAATACTCCTAGAACAAAACAGGCGTATGGAACTAAACCACAGGGCTTAAATTATTTAATGGGTTACTAACATGGAAATTAGTAAATACAATAAGGCAATGCAATTCCTGCTTAAGCCTAAATACCTCACTAAAGATTTTATTATCCAGGCCGCTAGCGACGAGCCGCTAGAAGCTTTTGATGATACTATAGTAGAAGATTCTTTAATAAAAGAGGTTATGCCTTATCAGTCTCCCGAGATGCAAAATGTAATGCCTTCTTTTAAAAGTATGGAAGATCCTAGAAATAGACAGATTGAATTAGCAACCGGTGGAGTCGTGCAGCGAGAACAATATGCAGAGGGGAAAGGTTTTTTTTCTGATTTAATAAAAGAAAATATTTCTCCTGAATATAGAATGTATGCAAAAAGTATTTTACCTGGAGGTAAACAAGGGAATGTAGATGAATCTTATTTTACAGAGGATTTTAAAAAAGACTTAAGACAACAATCCTTAACTAAATTTAACGAAACGGGAAAATTAAAAGGCTCGGTGGGAGAGTTGGATACCCATTTTAGATCGGGTGCAAAAAAATATGGGCAAGGGGAACGATATGATATTAATAAAATAATAGGACTTCCTTCTTCCTATGCAACATTAGGCTCGTATAATTATGAAGTAAACCCCGACAATTTAGATGTTAAAATAAAAGATAAATATGATTGGAATCCCGCCTATGGAAAAAACCAAGAAGGAAAAACAGGCTGGGTAGGAAATAAAAAAGGAAAGGATGTTTCTACGTCCATGATAAAGAATTATTTAATAGAAGCTGTTAAAACAGGAGAAATGGATTTAGGAGATGCTTTAGAATTAATTGGAAATTATTTAGGACCTAAAGCAAGTAAGGGGGAAGGAATAAATGTAGACATAGATATACCTACTCGAGATATTGTTAATCAAGGAGAAACCTTTGCAACCGGTGGAAGAGTCGGTCTAGAAAAAGGTTCTAAACCTCCTAAAGATAATTTTACTATTCCTATAAATCCTATGATGGAGGAAGGAATACAGGATCCTAGTAAAAGAGGATTTTTAAAAGGAGCAGGTGCAGTTGGAATAGGTGCAGTTGCCTTTGGAACAGGTCTTTTGAAATTAGTAAAAAAAGGATCTAAAAAATTAAAAGATATTGAGATTGATCTTTCTAAGTTAAAGGGAGATTGGGAACCTGATTATGACGGAGGATATATTGGTGGGTATATGCAATCGTTTGGTTTAAAAGCAACCACTAAAAAAGGAGAAGAATTGTTAGCTAAACTAGCTAAAGAGAAAAAAATAGATGTATCCAATAAAGGTGATTACACTGGATATACAAACAATATAGATGATGCCTCTATAGATGCTTTAGAAGAAATTAAAAATAAAACAGATTATAGTCTCTCGTTTGAAGGAAAAAAATTTAAAAATAAAGAAGAAGCAAGTGATTTTTTACGAGGAGAAAATAGCCCCTGGACACAAGAGAATCCTTATCAATCCAATGCAAATACTTTTTTAACGGAAGAGGCAGAACATGTAACGGATCTTCTTGCTCCTAAACCAATAAAACAAAAAATTACAGAAACTATAAATGATAGAATAAGAAAAATTGAAAGAGAGAGTAAAGCAACCGGCGGAAGAGTTGGTCTAGAATCTGGAAAAGAAAATAAAAAATTAATTACAGAATTTCTTAATTCAACAGAACAACAAATTTTTTCTAATTTTGGAAAAAAAATATCCTCAGGATTTGATCCAACCGATGTATTACAGGGACTTCCAGAAAAAGAATATCAAATTATGAAAGGAGCAATGAGTAAAGTAGGAAACCTTGTTAAGATGGGAGTACGAGCAGCTCCAGAATTATTAGTAGGCACAGGCCCCATAGGAGCAGGAATTACTGCAGCATTGACCGTTCCTTTTATGATTGCTGATTTAACAGAAGGAAAAAGATTTTCAGAGGCATTACAAAATCAAGCAAGTGAACTTACCTTTGGACTTATCCCAGAAGCAGATAAACGTATTATAGAAGAAATAGGTGGACCAGAAGCTGGAATTGGTTTTGAGATACAACAAAACATAGATAAGTTAAAAAGTTTACGAGAAGATTTAAGAGAATCAGAAAGTAAACCCCAAGAAAATATGATGGATCCAGAAGCAGATTTTGCACAATCTACTTATTTAGATAATACAAGAAAAGAATTACAAAATACCATTGGATTATTAATACCTTATCTAAATCAACGAGGAGAATTGGTTGCTCCTGAATACAACGCTTATTTAAGAGCTAGTAATAAATCAGAACAAGAAAGAGCTTATCGAAAAGGGATAGGTGATTTACAAACATTTAATGGTGGATTTGATGAAATGTCTATTCCTGAAGAAGGACCTTTTCAACAAGACATTAACAAGTTGTTAAAAAAACAAGAACAATTAGAAAAAAGTTATTATAAAAAATCTTATCCAAGCGTTATGCAAGGAACGGTTGGAGAACCTGTTGATGATATAATTAATAGAAATTACGTTTACGCAATAGGTGGTAGAGCGAGATTAGAAGAGAACCCTCATGAATTTATTGAGAACAAGTATGGACCTGGCCCAGATTACAAAGACCTTAAGGAATATTACAATGATTAAACCAAAAAGACTTACCTTAACGATACCCCCTAAATCAGGGCCTAACCCACAGGGCTTGAATATTAACTATAATACTGTTAAGACAGTAAAATCGGAGAAAATAAATGGCAGAAATAGACAAGTCGTTACCAAACGAAGTTAGACCACGAACACCTGAAGAAGAACTACAAGGAGAAGAATCACTAGAAGTGATGACTCCCGGTGGAGTAGAAGTTTCAGAAACAGGAGTAGTTGAAAACGAAGACGGTAGTGTAGATATTAATTTTGATCCTTCTGCTATGGGAGAAGAAGCATCTGAACATGGTTCAAATTTAGCTGATTACATGGAAGACCAATCTCTAGGACAATTGGGATCCGAACTATATTCTAATTACGAAGACTATAATAATTCTAGAAAAGATTGGGCGCAAGCTTATCGAGAAGGATTAGATTTATTAGGATTCAAATACGAAATGAGAAGTGAACCTTTTCAAGGTTCTAGTGGAGCAACTCATCCTGTACTAGCAGAAGCAGTTACACAATTTCAAGCATTAGCTTATAAAGAATTATTACCCGCAGATGGACCGGTACGAACACAAACGTTAGGACTTCCTTCGGAAGAAAAAACAAATCAAGCAACTCGTGTCAAAGATTTTATGAACTATCAATTGATGGATCAGATGCAAGAATACGAACCAGAATTTGATACTATGTTATTTCATTTACCTCTGGCCGGATCTGCTTTTAAAAAAGTATATTACGATGAGATTCAAGGAAGAGCTGTTTCTAAATTTGTACCCGCAGAAGATTTGGTAGTACCTTATTCTGCAAACTCTTTAGATGAAGCAGAAGCAATTATACATGTTATTAAAATTTCTGCTAATGAATTAAGAAAACAACAGGTGGGTGGTTTCTATAGAGATGTAGAATTAGAAGCAGGTAGCAGCAATGAATCCGATCTAAAGAAAAAAGAACGTGAATTAGAAGGAGTAACTAAGTCAGGATATAATGATGATGTTTTTACTTTATTAGAATGTCATGTTAATTTAGATTTAGAGGGTTTCGAAGATGTGGGAACAGACGGAGAACCTACCGGTATTAAACTTCCCTACATTGTAACTGTAGAAGAAAACTCTAGAGAAATTCTATCGGTTAAAAGAAATTACGAAGAAAACAATCCAAAGAAAAACAAGATACAATATTTTGTCCACTTTAAATTTTTACCAGGTTTAGGTTTCTATGGGTTTGGTTTAATTCACATGATTGGTGGATTATCTCGAACTGCTACTTCTGCTTTAAGGCAGTTACTAGATGCCGGTACCTTGTCTAATTTACCAGCTGGATTTAAACAACGAGGAATAAGAATTAGAGACGATGCACAAGCTATTCAACCAGGAGAATTTAGAGATGTAGATGCGCCAGGTGGAAACATAAAAGATGCTTTTATGATGCTTCCATTTAAAGAGCCTTCGCAAACTTTATTGCAGTTAATGGGGGTCGTTGTAACAGCAGGTCAACGCTTTGCTTCAATAGCGGACATGCAAGTAGGTGATGGGAATCAACAAGCGGCAGTGGGAACGACCGTAGCGCTGTTGGAAAGAGGAAGTAGAACTATGTCTGCAATCCATAAAAGATTGTATGCAGCTCTAAAACAAGAATTTAAATTGTTGGCTAGAGTGTTCAAATTGTATCTACCTCCTGAATATCCTTATGACGTAGCCGGTGGAGAACGAGTTATCAAACAAACAGACTTTGATGACAGAATAGATATTCTTCCCGTTGCTGATCCAAACATATTTTCACAGACACAAAGAATTTCTATTGCACAAACAGAATTGCAATTAGCTATGTCCAATCCACAAATTCATAATCAATATGCAGTATATAGAAATATGTACGAAGCTCTTGGAGTTAAAGATATTGATCAGATACTAGTTCGACCCCAGCCCCCACAACCAAAGGACCCAGCATTAGAGCAGATTGATGCTCTTGCTGGGAAACCATTCCAGGCATTTCCAGGACAAGACCATCGCGCGCACATGACTGCGCACATGAACTTTATGGCAACTAATTTAGCTAGGAATGCACCGCCGGTTATGGCAGCTTTAGAGAAAAATATATTTGAACACATTTCTTTGATGTCTCAGGAACAAGTAGAAATAGAATTTAAAGATGAGATGCAACAATTACAGCAAATGCAACAGCAGATGAAACAAATGGCACAACAAAATCCACAAATTCAACAACAGATGCAGATTCAAACAAGAATGATGTCCGAAAAGATTGAATCTAGAAAAGCAGTGCTTATTGCAGAGATGATGGAAGAATTTATGAACGAAGAGAAGAAAATTACCTCTCAATTTGACAACGATCCTCTTACAGCTTTGAAATCAAGAGAGTTAGACCTTCAAGCTCAAGACAATGAGCGTAAAAAACGTCAGGATGAGCAAAGAAACGACTTGGATCGTATGAAAACTATGATGAATCAAAGTACGGACCAACAAAAACTGAATCAGAATGAAAAACTATCTAGATTAAGGGCGGATACTTCTATAGAAAAAACAATTCTGTCTGCAGAACTAAAAAACAAGTACCAAAACTAACAAAAAAGAGGTATAACCATGACTATGACAACTAAAAAAACTAAAAAAACATCTGTAGTTTCTAATAAAGGTGGAAAAACAATTGAGATGACAAAACCAAATGAATCTCAAAAAGTTACCGTTAAAGGAACAGGAAAAGCTAGAAAACAGACTGCTACTTGGTATTAGTACATGCTTCCCGCATTAAGTATTATAGCTCCTTTAGCAAAAATGCTGTTTTCTACAGTAGATAAAGCTATCCCTGATAAAGACCTAGCAGAAAAATTAAAAGCTCAGCTTAATACTCAACTATTATTATCATCAACTGAAGAGTTAAAAGCAGCAGCTTCAATCGTAGAAGCAGAGGCAAAATCTAACTGGTTTGTAGCTAGTTGGAGACCTTTGCTTATGTACGTATTAATATTTATATTGGTCTGGAATTATGTTCTAGGACCTGTTATAGTATTATTTACAGGAACTATAATAACGTTCGAATTACCAGGAGATGTGTGGACACTTCTCAATGTTGGCCTCGGTGGTTATGTAGTAGGGCGTAGTGGAGAATCCATTGCGAGAACTTTAGCAAATAAGGATAAATAATTATGACTAAATATGGAATTGCAAAAAAAGGTTTTGGAAAAGCACTACGAAAAAATTATGTCGTAGGCGGATCCGTAGTTAAAGCGGTTAAAGGATTAGTTAAAAAATCAGGCTCTAATGTAAAGTTAGAAAAAGAATTTTATGCCAACAAAAAAATAGTAGATGAAGGTAAACTTTCTGCATTAGGTAAAAAGGGAGATAAACTAAGAGCAGAGACAGATGCAGTCCTTGAAAAAAATAAAGGTACAAAATTTTCTGATTTAAAGAAATCAGAAAGAGCAGAAGAAATAGAAGCTATTAATAAATTAAATAAAGCTATAGGACCAACTACTAAAGACGAAATTAAAGGAGATATTTCTACTAGATTTGCTACCTTTAGAGGAAAAAAAGTACCTGGTAAAAATTTTATGGAACGAGCTGAGAACGTCAACAAAATGTTAACAAAGGATAAATAATGACTAAAATAAAAAGAAAACATCTAGTAGAAGGAAGTAAACCCGATGTAAGCAAAGAAATAAAACAACCCAATATAGAAAAATTTAAAAAAGAAAATGATACCAAAGCTAGTTATACAATGAAAAAAAGCGATGGGTCTATAGAACATAAGGTAATGGAAAAAATAGGCAAAGAGGCTAGAAGTTCTTTAGCAAAAAAAATATTAAAAGGACAAGATCATGGTAAAGCAGAAATTGAGATGATGAAAGAAATAAAAGAAAAATATGGTTTTAAAAAGGGTGGACTGGTGCAATCAGGTAAACCTAAGCTAGCGAGAAAAGGATGGAAATAATGACTAAACTTTTAAACATAGTAAAATCTTTTTTTTGTAAAATATTTTCTATAAAACAATGTAAGTGTAAAAAATAATGATTAAAAAATTAAATAAAATTTCTAAACAATTAAAAAAATCTGTAACGATGCATAAAAAGCAAGCAACTTTTTTGGAAAAGCATGCAAAGAGTATGAAGAAAACAAACAATAAAGGAAAAAAATAATGGCTAAACCAGGACTATACGCAAACATTAACACTAAAAGAAAAAGAATAGAAGCAGGCTCAAAAGAAAAAATGAGAAAAGTTGGATCTAAAGGAGCTCCTACTGCTAAACAATTTAAACAAGCTGCAAAAACGGCTAAAAAAAACTAAATTATATTAATGGGTGCTAAACACAGTGGCTAGAACAGCAGCTTGGACTAGAAAAGAAGGTAAAGCATCTTCAGGTGGTTTAAATAAAAAAGGAATTGCTTCTTATAGAGCAGCTAATCCTGGTTCCAAATTAAAAACTGCGGTGACTACCAAGCCTTCTAAATTAAAAAAAGGTTCTAAATCTGCAAATAGACGTAAGTCTTTTTGTGCTAGAATGAGTGGTATGAAGTCAAAACTCACCTCTGCAAAGACGGCAAGAGACCCGGATAGCAGAATTAATAAGTCTCTAAGAAAGTGGAACTGCTAAATGAAGCAACAACCAGACGACATTATCGTCATACAAAAAATACAAAAAGTACTCAATACCAGCTATCAAAACATTGGAGATGTAATGATCTCAGGAGGTGTTGACAATATGGACAAATACAAGTACTTATTAGGACAGGCGCATGCCTACCAATATATAATTCAGGAAATCTCTAACCTGCTAGATAATAAGGAGCACAATAACTATGACGACGGAAACGTTATCAACCTCGGAAAAGGAAGTACCAAAGACTAAGTTTGCTTTGGAAGAAAAGTACGAAAAAGAAAATAAAGCTATAGCAGAAAAAGTAAATAAAGAAGCTGACGCTCAAGATAAGATAAAAGAAAAATCCACTTCAAAATTACCCACCCCTACCGGTTGGAGAATGTTAGTTTTGCCTTTTAAAGCAACTTCTAAAACTAAAGGTGGACTTTATTTATCTGAACAATCTATAGAACGATCACAAGTTGCGTCTACTTGTGGATTAATTTTAGCTATGGGACCTCATTGTTATGACAAGGGAAAATTTCCCGAAGGACCATGGTGTAAAAAAGGAGATTGGGTTATTTTTGCAAGATATGCAGGAAGCCGAATCTTAATAGACGGCGGGGAAGTACGTTTGCTTAATGACGATGAAGTCTTAGCAACGGTGGAAGATCCCGAAGATATCTTTCATTCATTTTAACAACAACATAGGAGAATACTATGCCAGACAAAGAAGAACATATGGTGGATATAGATACTTCGTCACCTGATCAAGAAGTTGAGATCACGTCCGAAGATACATCTACAGAAGAAACAGAAATACCTGTTTCGGAAGACACTAGCGCCTCGACTCTCGATGCGAGCGACGAGAAGCTAGAAGTTAAGACAGAAGAAAAAGAAGAAAAAGAAGAAGTTAAGACAGAAGAAAAGAAAGACGAATTAGAAGTTTATTCAAAAGATGTGCAAAGACGAATCGCGAAACTCACTAAAAAATGGAGAGAAGCAGAACGTCAAAAAGACGAAGCTATTAATTATGCAAGAGTTCAAAAGGACACTGCAGATAAATTAGGAAGAAAATATTCTTCGTTAGAAACAAACAGCTTAAAGGATAGAGAAGCTAAATTAGCTGCTGCGATAGAAGGTGCTAAAGCAAGACTTGCACGCGCTAGAGAAGCAGATGATATTAGTTTAGAGGTAGATATCCAAAGAGAGATTTCTCGTTTAGGTTATGAAGAAGGTAGATTATTAGAACAAAAATCAGCTAGGGAAGAATTATCCGAAGGAACTACTATTCCTACGATGGATAATGTTAATATTCCTAGACAGCCTGTATCTAATACTTCTGGACCAGATCCTAAAGCGGAACATTGGGGATCAAAAAATCGTTGGTTTGGGACAGATAAGCCCATGACTTACACGGCTTTTGATCTACATGAGACCTTAACAAATGAGGAAGGTTATGATCCATCTTCGGATGAATATTACTCTGAGCTCGATAAGAGAATAAGAGTTGCATTTCCTACCAAATTTGCTAATACTACAAGTACGGAATCGACCAAGCCGACACAAGTAGTAGCCTCAGCAAGGCGAAGTGTTAAAACCGGTCGCAAAAAAACTGTGACGCTCACATCCTCACAGGTAGCAATTGCTAGAAAATTAGGTGTGCCACTAGAAGAATATGCGAAACAATTAAACATCACGGAAGGAGTATAGGCATATGGAACAAGATAAAAAAACGACAACTTCACGTGCGAGTCAAACTAGAGATAAAACATCTCGACCAAAGGTTTGGTCTCCACCATCAGCTTTAGATGCACCCCCTGCGCCAACAGGATTCAAACATCGTTGGATTAGAGCAGAGTCAATGGGTTTTCAGGATACGAAAAACGTAGCCGGTCGATTACGATCTGGTTATGAATTAGTTCGTTCTGATGAATATCCAGACTTTGATTTTCCAGCAGTTGAAGACGGCAAATACAAGGGAGTGATCGGAGTAGGCGGCCTATTGCTGGCTAGGATACCGGAAGAGCTCGCGCAACAGTACACTGATTATTATGCTAAACAAGGCAAAGATCAGGATGATGCAGTGAATAACGATCTCATGAAGGAACAGCATTCAGCTATGCCGATCAATAGTGATCGACAGAGTCGTGTAACCTTCGGTGGTTCAAAGAAAAGTTAATTTTTTAACAATTCAAGACCAACGAATTAAATAAACTTAACCCGTAATTGGTTCATAAGAACTAATTACAAAGGAGAAAAACAATATGGCAAACAAAGACAGTGCTTTCGGATTGAGAGCAATTGGAAAAGTTGGTCAGAATAGTGATAACCAAGGTTTAAGTGAGTATAGTATTGCAGCAAGTGCAACAGCTATCTACCAAGGAGATCCAGTTAAAGGAATTAACACTGGAACTGTTGGTGTGGCTGCAGCAGGAGATGTATTACTAGGATCACTTAATGGTATCTTCTATACTGATTCATCTACCGATAAACCCACATGGGCAAATCACTTAGCCGCTGCTAATGCAGCTGCTGATATCGTAGGATTCGTTTCTGACGATCCTTACGAAAGATTTGAAGTACAATCAAACAATGCAGGTGCATCTGCTCAAACAGATGTATTCAACGATGCGGACATCGTCTACTTAGCGGGTGCTTCACCTAACTTTTTGTCTAAAGTAGAATTAGATGACTCTTCTTTAAGTGCAACTGATGGTCAATTAAAGATCATAGGTGTTTCTAAAGATCCGACAAACAATGAAATTGGCGCAGCTAATGTTAATTGGGTTGTCACAATCAATGAACACTTGTTAAAACAAGTAACGGGAGTATAATCATATGGCTATATCACGATCACAACTAGTTAAAGAACTAGAGCCAGGTTTGAACGCCCTGTTCGGCTTGGAGTACAAACAATACGAAAACCAACATGCGGAAATCTACGCAACTGAAACTTCAGACAGAGCGTTTGAAGAAGAAGTTATGTTATCAGGTTTCGCTAATGCGCAAGTTAAACCGGAAGGTTCAGCAGTTACTTTTGACAATGCTCAAGAGACTTATTCTGCTAGATACACTATGGAAACTATCGCTTTGGCATTTTCAATCACAGAAGAAGCGATTGAAGATAACTTGTATGACAGACTTGCGTCTAGATACACTAAAGCGTTGGCTAGAAGTATGGCAAACACTAAACAAGTTAAAGCTGTTAATCCTTTGATTAATGGACTACCAAGTGGTTCATATAATTCAGGAGACGGTGTAACTTTGTTTAACACTGCACATCCAACTATTGCTGGTGTTGTTTCTAACACATTAGCAACTGCAGCGGATCTTAACGAAACTTCATTGGAGCAGTCTTTAATTGATATTGCTGCAATGACAGACGAAAGAGGTCTTAAAATTGCGGCTAAAGGAGTAAAAATGATTATTCCTTCTGAGCTTCAATTTACTGCTGAAAGACTTATGAAGTCTGCAAACAGAGTTGGAACAGCTGACAATGATATTAACGCAATCCGATCTATGGGAATGGTTCCTAAAGGTTATGTAGTGAATAACTACCTAACAGATCCAAATGCGTTTTACATCACTACAGATGTGCCAAACGGAATGAAATACTTTGTGAGATCACCAATCAATACTAAAATGGAAGGTGATTTCCAAACTGGTAACGTTCAATATAGAGCGAGAGAGAGATACACTTTTGGAGTTTCTGACTTCAGAGGTATTTTTGCTTCACCAGGTGCTTAATAAGTAGTTCTTATTAAACATTTTTTATTTGAGATGGCCCCTTTACGGGGCCGTTTCTTTTTGATAGAAAGGACGAACCATGATGAAGAAATTTCGAGTACAGATAAAAGCCTACCAACATAAAGCAGATTTTGATATTGAAGCCTTAGATACGGCGATAGGTATTGAACATGCTATCCTTGACAAAATAGGAAAAAAAGATATATCTTTCGTTGAAGACAGACATTTACAAAAAAATGTTCGTTATATAACCTACGAGGAGATTGTTAATGGAATACAATCACATCAAGAATCTTTACCACAAGAAAAGATCGCTTGAATTAAAGTGGGAGCAGGATCATGTTAAAGAAGGTATTTATACCTTAAACATGGTTAGGATTGACGAAGAAATTCGCAATACTATCAGCCATATTAAACAGGCTGAAGCAAAAGAGATGTTACACCAAGTTAAGGTAGATTCTCTTGCTCCTGAGTTTTCTATAGCTGGTTAAGTAAACCACGCTATTTATCGCTGTAATACATATTTTCCCTATAAGGACTTCTTGCTCTATTTTAAAAAATAGTCTATAAAATAATCACTATACATAAAAATATTCTGCATAGACGCGTATAGTCGACAGCCTAGAGACTATGTGGAATTAACTAGGAGGATAATACTTATGGCAAATACTACTTTTACAGGACCAGTGGTTTCTTTAAACGGATTCATTGGTGGACCAAACATAAACGCAGGATCTGGAGCAAATGACACTGAACAAGGTGGAAATACTCCCTTCGCATTTACAAACGTAACTACTATTACAAGCTCTGCAGGTGTTTTGATTGCTACAGAAAGTGAAGGCGCATGTGTATATACTACTGACTGTATTTCGTCAGCAGCAGGATATGTATTTTCAGATGGAACTACTTGGAAGCAAATGAATGCTCCAGCTAGTAACATTAACGGCGTATAATAAATAATTATAAGAGCTCCTTAGGGAGCTCTTAACTAAGGAGAATAAGATGGGTTTTAAAGGCGATATACAAGCAACTAGATCAGCGGCTGCACAAGGTCCAACAGTAGTTATAGCACAACCTATTAGGTTGAAAGCAATTTCGGTTGCATCAGACGGTGTAGGGGCAGGTGTGTTAGAATTAACTACAACTTCCAACTCAGGAACTACATTACTATATGTAGATGTTCCTAATGGAGATGTGCTTACTTTAAATTTTCCTGAAGATGGAATTGTTTTTCCAAAGGGAATTTATTGTAAAACTAAAACTAATGTAACTGCTTACACATTATTTACTGATAAGTATTCAGGACCAGGTTTAACAGCAGGGTAGGAGTCTAAAT